TCCAGGCCCATCGATGCTGGCGGCGATCGAATGGCAAGCGGCGCACGACGCAGGCACGCCCATCTCCGCTGAAGAGGTTGGCCGCAATTACGGTGTAGAGGCGCGCAACGTCCACTGGGCGGCCTATCGGCTGCGGCTCAAGCTGAACGCCCCGCCCCCGTGAGAGCCTGTAATGTCTGACGGTAATGGATCAGTCGTTGCTCGTCACACTTATCGGAGCTGTCGCCGCAGCAATAGGGTTTCTCCTGTCGCGCGAGCTTGGCCGCGCCGATGGCGTAGGCAGAAAAACGCAACAGTCGAGCGAAACCATCTCCGCTCTCTCAGCCGCCGTGACCCGCCTAGAGCAAGACCAAGCCACCTGTAACGCCAATCATTCCGCCCTGCGAGAAAGCGTCCGCGAGCAATTTCAGCTGCATCAGACCGCGTTTGAATCCCGCCTCGCCGCCCAGCGCGATTCCACTCACAAGATTCAAGAGCAGTGGAACACCGCCATGACCTCGCTCTCATCGGCCGTCGCGCGCTTAGAGGCTACAGTCACCTCGCTCAGCACTCAGATTGAATCCCTAACCGACGCGGAGCGCCAACGCTCATCGCGCGCACCAGAGCTATCGATGACCGACAAGCTGCGCGAGTTTGCGGAATTTCAAAAACTGATACAGGGCAGGCCATGAGACCGAAGATCCCCAAGCAAACAATTGCGCCGCCACCGCCGCCCGTTCCAACAATGGACACGGCCGCCAACGCTGAAGAGTATTCGCGCAAGCTGCGCCGCCGGCGCGGTCACGGAGCCAACGCAACCGGCGCTCAGCCTGGCGCCAAGGTTGCCGCGCGCGCCCTGCTCGGCGGTGGTCCGTAAATCAACCCCTCGCCTATTTTCAGGGCCTTATCCTTCGGCTTGATGCTGCCCGAAGATGAAATCGTTCGCGTTTGCTCCCTGGTCGTCGCGACAGCGACGGGCATTGACCCGTTAGCGCACATCGAAACCCGTAAGGGCTGCGCCAAGCTCCAATACTCGCGCGCGCTCTGGGTCCATCTGGTGGTTTGCGAGATGAATGTAAGCCGCGGCAGAGCCAGTTATCTTTGCGAGCGCTCGCTTGAATCGATCGACCGCTACCTCCTTGAGGTTGAGGAATGGCGCGACGATGGCGAGTTCAGTGAAAAGCTGGATCGCTGGGCTGAGAGCGCCAAGAGCTTAATGGCTCTCATCTTCGACTTTGCCCGCCTCACCCCATCACGGCGCACCCGCCAGGTTGCGCGCGCCGTCATCAATGAACGTGCGGTGGCGTGATGGAAAAAGCCGAAGTTCAACGCAAACTCGACTTCCAGCAGTCGCTCGAATCTGAGCGCAAGCAATGGGAGCCGCTGTGGCGTGACTGCGCGACCTTCATTGATCCTAATGCCGATGACTTTGGCGCCGAGACCGAGCGCCGGCAGGGTGCAAAGAAGGGTGAGCGGGTCTTCGACAACACCGCAATCATGGCGCGCGACCGGCTAGCTGCTGCTCATGAAAGCATGCTTACGCCCCGCAACGCTAAGTGGCACAATCTCCGCTCAACCAACCAAGCCTTAAACGAAGACGAAGAGGTCATGGAGTGGTTTGAGCATGTGCGCGATCGCATATTCGCCGCTCGCTATAGCCCAAGAGCTAACTTCGCATCACAGCTCGGCGCTTATTATCAATGCCTGGACACGTTCGGCACGGCCGCGCTGTTCGTTGACGAAGATGTAGGCTCAAGCCTGCGCTATAAAGCGATGCACCTTGGCGAGCTCTACATTTACGAGGACTTTCAGGGCCGGGTTAAGGGCGTTCACCGCAAATTCGCGCTAACCGCAGATCAAGCAGTCGGCGCCATGAAGGCGGGCAAGTTTGAAAGCCTGCCCCAACAGGTCATCAACGCAGCCAACGATCCATCACGCAAGCTGGAGCGCTCCTGGTATCTCCATTGCGTCTATCGCGGCGACGGCGCTGGCGGCGGCTATGGGCAGATGCCGGTCGAGTCGCAATACGTGAACATGGACTTCTGCCACGCTGTCGGTGAGCGCGGCTACCGGACCATGCCCTATTCTGTAGGGCGCTACATCACAGGCCCGCGCGAAACCTATGGCCGCGCGCCTGGCATGACCGTTCTCCGCGACATTCAGATGTTGCAGGAAGTGAACAAGACCCTGATCCGCGAAGCACAGCGCTTGGCAGATCCGCCGATGTTCTTGAGCGGCGCACCTGGCAATACCCCGTTCTCGATGCGCGCCGGCGCCGTGAACCATAACATGATGAGCCCTGAGGGCCGTCAATTGGCGCAAGCGTTCCAGTCTGGTGCTGATCTCTCAGGCCTGCTCGAAATCATTCAAGACCGCCGCCAGAGCGTCAACGATGCGTTCTATGTGACGCTCTTTCAAATTTTGCTCGAAAAGCCGCCGAACATGACGGCGACCGAAGCGCTGCTCCGCGCGCAGGAAAAAGGCGTGCTCCTCGCGCCGACCATGGGCCGTCAACAATCTGAATTCCTCGGGCCGATGATTGAGCGCGAGATCGATATCCTTACTGAATCCGGCGAGTTTGACGATCTGCCCATGCCTGACGTTCTGCGTGAGGCTGGCGCTGGCATTGAAGTCATCTATGATGCGCCGCTGAACCGCCTGATGAAGGCCGACGAAGCGGTTGGCCTTATCCGCACAGTGGAAACGCTGACGCCGCTGATGGAGGCATACCCTGCCCTCCGCCACGTCATCAACGCACCGAAGTTCGGTCGTATCGTTGGCGAAGCAAACGGCGCTCCGCCTTCAGCCATGAACAGCGTCGAAGAGATCGAGCGCTTGATGGCCGAGGACGAACAGCAATCCAACCTTGAGCGCGCAGCCCAGGCCGCCGCCCCGCTGGCAAACGCCGCCAAGTCGATGACCCAGATGCAACAGACGCAAGGCGGGAGCCCGCAACCCATTCCGCTGGTTCAGCCCGCGTGATCCATATGCAGTACGTCAACGCCTCGTTAACACTCTGGACTCAGCGTTTACAAGATCGCGCTGACTGGCTCCTTCTCACACTCAGAGCGATCTTGATGCGGGCGGCTCGCACCGCCTTTGACTTTGCAGTGGATGCCCTGCGTGTCGCCCGCGTCTTTTTTTCAACGGTGCTTGAAGCTATGGACGCGGCGCAGCAGGCGATCTTCGACCGGATTTACGAGCGCCGCATGGCTGTGCGCGGGTTCTTCTTGGTCAATCCACGCGATCAGCATTCCGAATACACCAGGCGCGGCCGCAAAGTGTTGGCCTATTGGGCGCGCCACGCTCACGCGCTGGCCCCTATTCAAACCACAGACCCGATGACCATGGCGAAAGCTGAGGGCAAGCGTGAGCTCTTCGCCCTCATTATCGCTGACCTATTTGATGATCTGCCCGACTTCGCCCGCCTGATGGCGCAGGAAGAAGCGCGGCAACTTGAGGAGATCGTAAGCACATGACTGACCAAACCGCAGGCGATGGCGCAGCCCCAGCCGCACCGCCGGCCCCCAATGGCGCAGCCGCATCAGTCCTAACCTCCCCGCCGCCCCCGCCGTTCTGGGATGGGTTCGCTGACGCCAATCTGAAGCTCGAGGCGGAGAAATCCGGCTGGAAGTCAAACGAGGAAGTTTTCACGGCTGCGCACAAGCTCGCCGCCTTCAAGGACGCAGACCCGGCATCGCTGGCGCTGAAGCCGAAAGCTGATGACCCGAATGCTTTCGTTGCCTTTGCGCGCGAACACCTTGGCGCTCCGACTGAAGCCGCAGCCTATGGCCTCGACGCGATCGAAGGCGTGGACAAGGAGCTCGCCGGCGTCGCATCTGGTTGGTTCACCGAAGCAGGCCTCACGAAATTCCAAGCCCAACACGTTGCCGCCAAGCAAATGGAATACATGAAGGCGCAAGGAGAGGCGCAAATCACCGAAGAGAAAGTCGCCGCAGAGCGCGAACTGACGCAGCTCAAAACCGAATGGGGCAGCGACTACACGCCAAAGCTTGAGCTCGCACGCCGCAGCGCCAAGGCTCTGGGTGTCGATGCTGAAACAATGAACTACCTCGAAACCGGCATGGGCGCGGGCAAGGTCATTCAATTGTTCGAGCGGGCATCGAAGTTCTTCAAAGAGGGCGACTTCGTGGATGGCGATCGCGGTAATCAGCCGAAGTCATTGCTTGAACGTCTCTATCCGGGCGATGTCGCCAAGGATCGCGGGCGCGGATAGGACGACAAAATAAAGAGTCCAAACAGGCGCTTAGTAAAGTTATCCGCAAAATAAGCGGAGCCGTCGTTCCCGCCCGCATAGTGCATTCGACTTCAGGACGGAGACAACCGTGGCCGCTCTAACATCCCTCTACCCAACTCTCGCAGACATCGAGAAAGCCAAGAACGCTGACGGTTCGATCGCTCCGGTGATCGAAATGCTGGCGCAAATGTCGCCCTGCGTGCGTATGTTGTACGCGCAAGAGTGCAACAATGGCACCAAGCATCGGCACGTCATCCGCACGGGCATTCCGACCCCGACGTGGACGGCGTTCTATGAGACGGTTCAGCCGTCGAAGTCCACGCGCACCCAGGTCGAAGACACGACGGGAATGCTCGAAAACTGGACCCAGATCGACGAGCGCCTCTACAACATCACCAAAGACAAGGCCCAATATCGGCTACAGGAAGCGACCGCCGTTCTGGAAGGTTTCGCCCAGGAGATCGAATCAACGATCTTTTACGGCAACATCAATTCAGCGCCGCGCGAATTTCACGGGCTCGCCCCGCGGTTCAATTCGCTCTCTGCCACCAACGGCAACCAGATCATCAATGGCGGCGGCTCCGGCTCCGACAATACTTCGATCTGGTTCATCACCACCGGCCCCCAAGCTTGTGGCCTGCTCTATCCGCAGAACACCTCGTCTGGCATGTCGAGGAATGACATCGGCGTTGAGACCTACCAGGATTCGAGTGGCGGCCTGATCCGCTACGTCCGCGAACAGTTCATGCAGCACATCGGCTTCTATCTTGCCGATTGGCGCTATGTGAGCCGCGTCGCCAACATCGACGTATCCAACCTCTCCACTGGTTCGGCCGCCGATCTCTACGACAAGATGATTGCCGCTTATTACAAGCTGCAAAACCGCAAGGGCTCGATGGGCTTCTCAATGGACGGCGCGATGCCGATCACCATCAAGCCGGTCATCTTCTGCAACACCACGATCAAGGAATTCCTGCACAAGCAGGCGCGCACGAACGCCAATACGATGCTGCGTGTTTCGGAGATCGACGGCGAGGAGGTTGTCAAGTTCCTCGGCATGCAGATCGTCGAGACCGACGGCATCGTCAATACTGAAGCGACCGTGAGCTAAGGAGCAAAACCCCATGTTGTTTGACGCAAACGGCCTTTTCAGTTCGGCGCAAGTTGTGACCAGCAGCGCCGCCAGCACCAACTACTATGATTTCGGCGCGCCTGGCACGCCGATCCGTGGTCAAGCGGCGCTGACCCGAGACCTTGGCAAAGGCCAACTGATCCCGGTTCGGGTCCAGATTGTCACCGCTATGGATGCGCTCACCTCGCTCAAAGTAGCGTGGCAGATGGACGATGACTCTGCCTTCGGCTCAGCGACGACCGTGCTGGAAACCGAAGCCATTGCGCTCGCTACCTTGGTCAGCGGCTACGTGTTCAACATCACGAACGTGCCGCTGCTCTCCACCGAACGCTACGGCCGCTTCTACTACACAGTCGCCGGCTCAGCCAATGTCGCCGGCTCGATCACAGCGGGCATCGTCACCGCCAACCAGACGAATTATTCGTGAGGTGAGCCATGACGCTCTGGCGCGCGATCAGGATGGGTACGCTGCCAGGCGGGCGACGCGTCCGCGAAGGGGAAACCTTCGAGGCGCAGGAGCTTGGAGGTCGCGCACCAGGGACGTGGATGGAGTTAGCGGACGGGGTTGATCCCCTCCCCGATCCACCACAATCGGCAGACGAAGAGATCGCCATCGCGCTGAATGAAGCGCCGCTGGCCGAAGCAGAATCAGAGTCCGCCCCCAAGGCGGAGTCCAAAACGCGAAAGCGCAAGTAGGAGTCTGAGTAATGGCCGGGACGAGACGTGAAAATTGGCTGAAGACGTGGTTTCGTCCAGGCCCAGGCGATGAAGCCGTTGTGCCAGTGCTGGCGCAAGTAGCCGGTGGGCTTCTCCTCCCCGGCCGCCATGCGCTGTGGGAGTTCTACGACGACTTCAACGAGCTGATCACCCCCGCCGCCGGCGTGATGGGTTGGCACTTGGATGAAAGCGGTACTTCGACCGCGATCTCGCTTGTCGATCAAGCCTACGGCGTTGCTACGGCGAAATCCGGCGCATCAGCGGGCAACAATTTTCAATATCAATGGGCGCTCAACACTACGGTTCACGAGCCGGTGAAGCTCGTCGCCGGTAAGAAAGCCTGGCTCGCGACCCGGTTCAAGATCGAGGACGCGGACCAGAACC